CGGTTATGACAGTTGGGGGGCACGTCCCGAACCTCTCCACCAGATTCCCGCCAACCGCGAATACAACTGGGGGGTCACTCTGGTACCGGTCCGTTCCGGCAGTCAGGCTACCGAAGCCACCAAATATGATTATCGATAACCTTAGTATAAATTTTAAAGAAAAGACCCATGAAAGATTTATCAAGTATTGTAGCCAAGTTCAACACCCAAGGTACTATCACAGAGATCAAGCCTTTGGGAGCAGGACTTATCAACGACACATACAAAGTTAACACACAGGAAGCAGACGCCCCCGACTACGTTCTGCAACGCATCAACCATGCCATCTTCCAGAATGTAGAAATGCTTCAATCCAATATTGCCGCAGTCACCGGACATATTCGCAAGAAACTGACCGAAGCCGGAGAAGCCGACATCGACCGCAAAGTTCTCTCTTTCCTCGCCACTGAAGAAGGAAAAACTTATTGGTTTGATGGAGAAAGCTACTGGCGTGTCATGGTATTCATTCCGCGTGCCAAAACGTACGAGACTGTCAATCCGGAATATTCCAATTATGCAGGAGAGGCTTTCGGAAACTTTCAGGCTATGCTTGCCGACATTCCGGAAACACTGGGAGAAACCATCCCCGACTTCCATAACATGGAATTCCGTCTCAAACAGCTACGTGATGCAGTCGCTGCCAATGCTGCCGGACGAGTAGCCGAAGTACAGTATTATCTGGACGAGATAGAAAAGCGTGCGGACGAAATGTGCAAGGCAGAACGCCTGTTCCGCGAAGGAAAGCTTCCGAAACGAGTATGCCATTGCGATACGAAAGTAAACAACATGATGTTTGATGAAGACGGGAAAGTGCTTTGCGTCATCGACCTGGATACGGTAATGCCGAGTTTCATCTTCTCCGACTACGGTGATTTCCTCCGTACAGGTGCCAACACCGGAGATGAAGATGACAAAGACCTGAATCGTGTGAACTTCAACATGGAGATATTCAAGGCATTCACCAAAGGATATCTGAAAGGTGCCAAATCGTTCCTCACTCCCATTGAAATAGAGAATCTGCCTTATGCTGCCGCTTTATTCCCCTATATGCAGTGCGTACGGTTCCTTGCCGATTATATCAACGGAGATACTTACTACAAAATCAAATATCCCGAACATAATCTGGTGCGCACCAAGGCACAGTTCAAACTACTTCAAAGCGTAGAAGAACATACACCGGAGATGGTGGCATTCATCAATGAGTGCTTGGTTAATGGATAATGGAGAATGGAAAATGGATAATTAGTGGAAATGGGGCGGAGCTGTTTATTTGGTAAACGCTCCATTCTTCCACTGATAAACAATAGGACGGCGGAGAAACGGTTTAAGTTTTTCTGCCGTTTCTTTTGACATATAGTCGGGAGTGGACAGAGTGACAGCCAATTCTGTATTTTCCTTGTTCATATCCACTTTCATCAATAAGATGTCTGCCGAACGGGAGGCTTCATCAAATTCATATATAGAAGCGGAATCAGGAGTTATCAGAAAATCACTCATGACCGGGAGGGTAATGAACGAATGGTCAGTCAGAGGTTTCCAGTCTGTAGTATAGAAGCGGATGCTACTGTCACAAGCCGGAGCACATGCCGTAGCTACCGTACAAATCACATTCGTGGTATCATTCAAAGCCAATACTTTCATCTGCCAAGTGGTTTCCGGAGTCATCTGCATCCGGACATAGTCCTTACTCAGATCGGTCATTTCCGATTTCTGTCCGAAGCGGTTTTCCACTTGTGCTTTCATCTTACTGCTCAGAAAGTCGATGCAGTCTTCACGGTTCACCTTCGTAAGCAAGGGACAAAGTGAATCCGGCACGTTGATAAAAAGAGTCTTTGCTTCCTGCGCCTGTGAAGAGACAAAAGTAAACAGACCGATGATGAAAAATGCAATGGTATGAGTGATTTTATTTGATTTCATATTGTACTTTTTATTTAGACCCCAAATATAAGAAATTTGGAGATCAACCACTATATTAAACTACAAATCAATAATTTACGAGTTACAAAAATTACCATCGTAAAACATTCGTAAAACCGAAGACGAAAAACAGTAATTTTTGATCAAATTCTTATGCAAAGATAAAAAATAGGATTAGATAATAGAAGAAATATAAAGAGATTAACTTATAAGTACATTCAGTAGTAAATAAGGTAATATGTTAAAAATGATATTTTCTTAAACTTTTTCTTGATTTCGTTTGCACGATATCAAAATAATGCTTATCTTTGTAACGTAATCAAAGAGATGATTACAGCGGTTAATCTTCTTCACCGAGAAAGCAAGAAGAGAAACCTAATCGGTATTCATTATGAGACTCGCAATTTCATTTAGAATCTGGAAAGTAAGAGTAAACTTCGAAATTCTACTCTAAAATCCAAGGGGAGGGAAACCTCCCCAACCGATTAGGATTTGCAAATATAACAATTATGGATGAAATAACAAAGGGAAAACATGGGGGTACAAGAGCTGGAGCAGGACGAAAGAAAACAACTGCTAAACGCTACGGCTTTAAAGCTCCCGAAGAAGTGTGTTCAATTCTTGAAAAGGTAGACGATAAAACTTCGTTTATTTGTGAGGCTATCTTAAAACTAGCCAAAGAGAAAGGAATGATCTAATTATTAACAAAAGGGGTAGCTTATCCGGCTACCTCTTCAATTTTATTCATAAAAAAGCCCCGGCTACGCTTAGTCGAGGTACATCCACCGTCGTGGTTTAAAATTCAAAGATTTCTATGGCAAAGGTACTACTTCTTTTTAAACCTGTACACTATTCGCCCTATTATTATCAAAATAAACGTGATAACTAAACCAAACGCCCATCCGCCCAACTCCATTTTGATAGACTGCCAACGGCTTAATCTTTTTTCAACTGGATAAGGCACCTGTACACTATCCACTTTGTGTATATAGAATGTATCAACAAGATTCTTATACTTATATAAATATCTGTCCTTATAGATAAGTACTGTGTCACCCTTACGATCAACATAAATGCTGTCTCTCTGATAGATACTGTCATGTAGTATCTTACTAATGTAGATACTATCATGCTTTACTGTTTCAATCGGAATGTGTCGGATACTCCGACAGGATGAAAACCATATTGCTGACATCAGCAATATGATAATGTATATCAACCACTTCATGATTCAAACTTTAGATCATTAATTCGGTTCATCCATCCCCGTTTAAACTTGTTGTTTGCAGGACGTTTCCGGCAAATCTCTTCTATGAAGTCAAACCTAGCTAGTTTTATCTGGTCAAACAGTTCACGAGGATTACGAGAATTAACAGCTGCAATAGTTTTGGGTCCAACAATACCATCGGGAATTACACCGACTAATTCCTGTGGTATCTTGATACCATGTACACCGGATGCCCACACCCAATCAACCAAGATATTAGCTACTGACTGAGATTTTATCTCGTCAGCCTTCCATCTGTCCCAATACATTGTTTTCATGATCTCTGTCCATTCTTCTTTAGAAAGATTCTTCAATCTCTCTATAGTCGGTCTAGGATAGCCTTTCTTCTTACAATACGCCTCGTAAGTAGCGATTGTTACACCCATATTAGTTGCTCCTCCTAGATCGTCAGGGTCATTTACAAAACCGCCTTCCCATTTTAGGATGAACGGTACTAATTTCTTCACTTCTGCCATTTTATAAAATTAAAATCAATATTAAAACTTGAATTAGCTGCCCGATAGCTCCACCGATTAATGTTGCCACAATATCAAGCCAATCCCATTTTCCACCCCAATCCCTGTCCTTAAACTCATCCCTGCCGCCAATCCTGCCACAAATAAAATAGTAAATAGTGCTCCTGCTGGAATAGCATACAGCAAATGTTTAGGGCGATTACTTTTCTTGATCCAGTTCATTATTTACTCTCCTTTTCGCTTCCGTTTTTTCTTTTTCGGGTATATTACCAATCATGCTATTAATTTTAGTTCTGACATAGACAGGGATGCCGAAAACAGCTCCCGACCATATCAAGCATTGTGCAAAGAACCATAATACAGTATCATGAATGATACCTAAAGGCTCAACTAAAAAACCTGCAACCGACACCCCCACTCCTGCGAAGAGCATTCCCACAGCAGACCAAATCATAATATCGTCTCTCGTTTCCCTTTTCATTTCCTCACTCTTTTAACTTATAAAACATACTCGATAAGGCTTAACAGAGTCACAACAATGTTTATCCTTTGGATTATCTGATTCCTTAAATAACTCGTATACAATATGGAAATCCTCTATAAAAGCATCTGCTTTCCCACGTTCCTCTTCCCATCGCTTATTTTTGTTATAGTCTGGCAATATCAACGACCCGTTGTATACCTGCGTTTTCAGTCCTGTAGATGTGCTTTTTTGGTCCGCTATCTTCATATATCGCACAAACGCATAATAACATAGGATCGTATAAAGAGGAACTATATTGTATTTTTCCCCGGCTATTACGACATCTAACGAATAATTAGAATCAGAATCGGTTCCGACAGGGATATCACTCTCTCCTTTTCCACCTCCTAGCTCACTCGACACCGAAAAGAATGTATCACCGCAAAGAGCTACCTTTATATCGAGTTTATCTGCCTCTTGAATGCATTTGTTTATCTCTGTGTCCTTAACATCTGCTGCGATATCAAAGATTTCACGAAACTTCTTGATTACTTCGGAAAAACTATTCATTTGGGTCTGTTTTAACGTTTACTGTCGAGTTAGATTCTTCTAATTCGTTATAAATTTCACATACTTCTGTTGGAAGGTCTAAAGCACGCGCAATTTCCCGACTCAACTTACTACGAAGTTTTGTCACGGAACGGCGATAAACTTTCTGCATCTCCTTCACGACCTCGCCGGACGCATTGGAGAATGAGATCAAAGACGAGTCAACCAAAGGAATAGGGATGTTATAGGCTTGTGAAGCGATATCCTTCTTTAGCGGTTCGTTGTAAGCCTTATACAGATTAGCGTCAATCGGTACGCCCAACTGGTCTACCTTAATAAATGGCTTATCAGTCAGAGCATTTTCATCACGGACCAATACCGCTGATCCTGCCCCTTGCGCTCCCATTATATCTTTTATCCCCTTAACAAAAGCGTCCTGTTCCTCCTGTTCGGTAAATTCTCCGTGAGAAATGATGCTGCACATGTGGAAACCACGTGTAAGCGTCCGTTCTACATAAGTAGAGTTCATCGCTTCCGCCTGCATCTCAGACTGGACTGCATGAAACGGAGAAAGCGGATAGGGCTTCGTAGTGAAGAAGTTTATGTACAAAAGCTGTCCGGGGTGATTCTCGATTCCGCCGAAAAACTCTACTTCATCCGCAAAGTTATCTGGATTGAACGCCGGGTAGGTAACTGCCGTTTTATCCAATTGGGTAGACTTGATATTTTGACGATCCCAATTATTAAACACTACGTACTTATGAATAACCGGATTCGTTAAGTAGTCTTTATTCAGCCCGGCACGGACATATTCGAAAGGAACGGGATAAATCATTTTAGGGCGATAATCGCCTCCATACTGGACAATTAGAGCGCACCCTCTGAAACGAGCTACGTCATATGCCAGCATATTCAGTATCTCGTCCATGTTATCTCCGTGAGCGTTCGTCATTTCGCCAAAATCACGGTTTTTAAAGCCTTCACATTCTATCGCTTCGCTCAGCCGTTCCACACTCAAAGAGGCGGTCTTGCTAGCATATATAAGCTCCGATAAAATTTGGGGGTATAGGTTTCCGTCCCCATACCCCACAATCTTTTCGGAAACCTTAGCGTTAACTTTGAGCGCTCTATCTACTATTACGTTTACTTTCTTGTGAGCTATCATATTAACGTTTCCTTTTAGTTTATTCCAGTTCCTTCATAATCTCGTCTACTGAAACCTCCGGCGTTGTTTCTACTGAAGCTTCCGATTCAGGATCAGCGGGGGGCTCCGGTTCTACGGGCTTCTCTTCTTCTGGAGCTTCTGTCTCCGGTGTTTGTTCCGGTTCAGGATCAGCGGGCAAAACGGTCGGTACGTCCTCCTGTGGCTCTATTGGACCTAAGTCCTCAAAGTAGGATTTATAAACCGGATTTTCTTTCATGATTCGTTCGGCGATGGCGTCCGTACAGTTAAATGCACGGTAAACAACTCCGTCCGCCACATGATTGATAGATAGTCCCGGTTTCATTACGTAGCGAACGTGTATGCCCGTCAAGTAGTGATCCTCATACCATTTCTTCGCGTACGCACGATCCATATGACACATAGGGTCCAGTTTTAGATGCGTAATACTTTTACAGAGATTCAAAATCTCGAACTCGTCCGTTAAGCGAATTAATTCGCGCACGGGCTTGATATCTTTTGTTACAGTTTTCTTTGCTCTTGCCATGATTATACAGTTTTTAAAGAGTTATACTGTGCCGCCGTAATACTATAATGGAAATCTCCGCAAGACCCGTCCGGCGTTTTTAAAGTAGCGGTTGAAACTCCGTCTGTTGAACTATCAGTTGATAAATCTGAGACCTCTAACGGCGAGTTACATCCCAAAATGAAATATTGGTTGTTTTTTGTTCTAATAGCAACCAAAAACGATCCAGAAACCAAAGCGATAATGTAGCTAACTACAGGTAACGATGAAAGAAGTTTCATGATTACTGATATTTCCAACATAGTAGGAGCATTGTCATTTGCCCGCGATGCCTCCGTCACTTGAATAGAGTTTTTTACGGATTGAACGGTATATCCCCTTGTTCCGGCTTTCATTGTTACTACTGCCTGTCCTGTCGTAGAAGATACCGAGATACTAGAAACATCTTCGTAGTTCAATATTACGGCTTCTTCTACTCCGGCAATTCCAGAGATTAAACCGGGATTAGCGCAATCAAACGCTAAATCTTGTGCTATCTTCTTTAAACAAGCCATAATTATGATGATTTAGACACTAGAGTATTCCAGGTAGCCTCAGTGATTGACGCACGGGCTTCTCCTAGAACGTTCTCAGGTGTGGTTAACGTAATGGCGGGGTAGGCCCCCGCTTTTTTTTGGGTGTTGTTATTATAAACGGTGTTTTTTTTGAGAGGGCGTTTTCA